TGGGATGAACAAATAGTCAATAATATTAAGATTAAAAAAGTTCATATTTTAAGTGATGTAGTAGATCTTGATGATTTACATGATATGTATCCTAAAGGATTAGTCCGTGAATTTCCAGATGTAAGGTTTTGGGATGCTTCTATAGAGTTAGAAATTTATACAAAACAAGTTGCCAAGACGGAATTAAGTAAATGATAACATTTAAAGAATTAGTTAAATTTCAAAAAGTTACAGTAAAAGATAAGAGCGGTAAGTCTCATACTCAACAAACGAGAATTAGACCAGACACTACTCACGTTGCAATAATGCATTATGGTGCAATAGCAGGCACTAACTTTGCTACAGCAGTTAAAGCAAATACTTCACTCAATTTCGGTACTGAAAAGAGTTTAGACAAGGTAATATCTCATGCAAAGAAAAAATTTAATCTAAAAACAGTAGAAATTCAAAAATTAGATAAGAAATACCTATGATAACATTTAAAGGATTTCTTGCAGAAGCCAGAGGAACAAGTTTATCAGATTTGTTATTTCTACCAAGAATAGGGTACTATGATCAACTGATGATTCCTATATCTTCACCTATGTTCAAAAGGATATGGCCAGACACACTACGAGCAACAGTATTTCACACAACAGATGCAGATGGCATTAAATCAATATCGAAACTTGAAGGACAGAAAAAGTCCATCTCAGCATTTTTTGAAATGCAATCTCGGTATATGGAAGTTGGTGTTGCAACTCAAGGTGGTGTTCATGCAGTATTAGAGATGGATGCCGATGTTCTCTTGTCTGCTTCGGGTGATGTGATGAGTCATATAGATAGAACTGGTAGAAGGTGGACATCTATAAGTGACCTTAAAGAGACTTCTAGGTTCGTAAAGTTTGCTGCAGTAGAGAAATCCCTAGAAAAGATGTTTGAAGCTCTGGTTGACAAATATCTCAAAAGAGGTGAGTTTCAACAGAGTGCAACATCGTTTCAACTTTGGTCAATGGCAAAGACAAAAGTTGACAATAAAACATTGAGTCTGATAATAAAAGACTATATGGATGGAATGGAAAAAGTTATCAAGAGAAATATTGATACATTTAGTAGTGCCATGTTGGGTTATGCAAAGAAAAGATCAACTGATTTATCATGGGATGAACAAGTAGTTAATAACATTAAGGTTAAGACTGCACACTTTTTTCAATTAAAACTACTAAGAGGCGAGAATTCTTTGTCACCAGAACAACAAGAATTGATAGAGTTTGCAGAGTCTAAGGGGTGGTCTATAAAAATGTGGGATGCAGCCATAGAGTTAGAAGCATACACAAGAGCTGTTGCTAAGAAAGAGTTGGGAAAATGAAAAAGAAAATCTCTGAAAGAATGATGACTTCAAAGCAACAAGTCACACAGATGAATCACTATTGGAAAGACCTTAACCATACTGCTTCTGATGATGTGAAAAAGAAAAATATGGATATGAGGTTTGGTATTAAAAATATCAAGATAGATAAGTATGGAAATATTGTATCATTTGATAAGTATAAACGTGGGCAATATGAAGAAATTGGAGAACAACGAAAAATAGATGGATTCTCTAAATTTTTAGAAGCAAAACAAAAAATAGCTGTATTCTCATTTGGTAGATTTAATCCACCAACAATCGGTCATCAAAAGTTACTACAAAAGATTATTCAGACATCTAAAAAAGCAGGTGGTTATGCCTGTTTGTATTTAAGTATTTCTCAAGATGCTAAAAAGAATCCTCTTCCAGCAAATAAGAAGATTACTTACATCAAGAAAATGTTTCCAAAAGAAGCAAGACAACTTGAAATAAAAGATAGTCATACAGTACTAGATGCTTTAGTTGAATTAAATGACAAATACGATAGATTAGTAATGGTGGTTGGTAGTGATAGGGTTAATGATTTTAAATCATTATTGAATAAATATAATGGAGTTGATTCACAACACGGATTTTATAAATATGAAGATATACAAATAGTTAGTGCAGGGGAAAGGGATCCAGATGCTGAAGGTGCATCTGGAATGTCTGCTTCTAAGATGAGAGCATCGGCCGCATCTGGAGATTATGATTCTTTTGCATTAGGTATACCTAATACATTTAAAGACGGAGAACGATTATATAAAGATATTCGTCTTGCTATGAATGTTAAGGAACAATTGAAACCCTTCAAGCCTGTTGCAGAAATGAACAGTATTGAGTTTGTGAGGGAACAATATTTCCAGAATCTAATTTATAACATAGGAGATTGGGTTAAGGATATTAAGTCAGAGATTATAGGTGAAGTTGTTAAACGTGGAACAAATTATCTTACTATAGTTCAGGAAGATTTTACTTTACATAAGGTTTGGTTAGAAAATGCACAGTCGATGGAAAAACAATATAAAAAGTTGCCAGAAGCTGTGAATTTTTTAAAGAATAGAAATTTGTGGGAGAAACTTCAAAGAGAAGATAGAAAAAGTGTAGGAGAAAAAGAAGATTCTCATAAAAAAGAATGGGGTACTAAAGAACTTACTAACAGATGTAAAAAAATTACGCCAGGCGAAACAGTAAAAGAATCAGCAGATGGACTTAAAAAGTTTGCATCTAAATTTAAGATTCCAACGAATGTCGCAAAAGTAATTTACAAAAAATTAATTCATGCTGGAATAGACCCATTAAAGATTCAACAATACAGTACATTATTGTCAACATATATTAATTTAATGGATGAGAAAATAGTAGAAGTTGCACCACCAGGCAAAGAGAATCTTATTAAGAAATTAAAGAAAAAACATGGAGTTGATAGTGATGCCCCATTTAAAATAGCATGGTCACAACACAATAAAGAGAAAGGTTAGCAATGAAAGAAACTAAAAAACTTAAAGAAGCTGGAGATTGGATAGAAAAACAAATAATATACAAACTCTTAGATAAAGATGAGGTAAGAGCAGCTAAGGTATTTAATGCTATGAATAAAAGTCAAAAAATGAAATTTGTAGATGCTGTACAGACAATAACATCTAGACATTATGATTATACTGATGATCAAGTTGTCGATGCATTAGATGATCATGATATTGACATTTCTAAAGCGGCCCGTAAAAAATGGGAAGAAACAGAAATTCAACAAGAAGCAGAAAATATGCACAAATATGTTAATACTCTTTCTTTAGAACGAAGTGTAAATCTTTGGGCAGAGGCTGCAAAATCAAAAGATAATGAAGATCCTGAACCAGTTTCAGGAAGTAAAACTCTTACTAAAAAGAATCAAAATAAAATTGAAATTAATCCAATAGAAAAAGAACCACAAAATAGAAGTGCATAAATGAAAAAGACATTAATACATTTTTTATATGAACAAGGGATAGAACATCGTTTACCTCATGTCTATCTGGATATGGATGGTGTATTGGTGAACTTAGAGAAAGGTGCATATGATGTGCATGGTGTTAATTTAGGAGATGTACCCAAACCAGAAAGATGGGAAAAGATAAAAGATACCAAAGATTTTTGGAAAGATTTAGAATGGATGACAGGAGCAAAGTCTCTTTGGAAGTTCCTAAAACCATATGAGCCTAGTATTATGTCAGCTTATGCTACACATGAACCAAATTCTGCAAAAGGTAAAGAGGATTGGTTAAATAAAAACGTAGGAAAGCTACCAAGAAATAGAATAAATCTTGTCAAGAGACAGGATAAACAAAGATTTGCAACAGATGGAAGAACAAAGCAACCGAATGTACTTGTAGATGACCATTCTAAGAATATTGGAGAGTGGGAAGCGAAGGGTGGTATTGGGATACACCATACTAGTGTAAATGGTACGATAGCAAAACTTAAAAAGTTAGGTTTTGCATAAATAATAATAACAACTAATAATAAGGAGAAAATTATGTCTTCATGGGGAGATGCTCATGCATCGGCAACAAACAAACCCAAGTTTTTGCCGACAGATGAGAATTCAAAATATACCAGAGCAGATTGCATGGCAACTGAATCTGGATGGGTAATGAGAGCAGGAACATCTGCTACAGGAAATGGTAATGCAAGTGCAGACCATGAAGTTTTAGTAGCAATCGGTGGACTCGCTGGTGCAACTGATACTACTGGTCTTAGAGCGCCAACTGCGACAAGTATGAGATTTGTTGTAGGTACAGCTGCAGCTACTGACCTTACGGCCGGTTCTGGTGCAACTATTCAAGTTGAAATTACATGGGATGAAGGAATTACCGTTGCTGGTAGTCCAACCCTCGCTATAGCCAACGGAAACCAAGGCTCTGGTTCAGGTAGAGGCCCATACACTTGTGTCTATACCGCAACTGGTTCAACCGCAAACAGAAAACGGTTTACATTGGCTAGTCAGACAATCGCAGAAGATGATATTCTGACAATCGGTGGTGCAAATATTGCACTTGCTGGTGGAACAATTTCTGATACAGTACGAGGTGGAACTGCTCAGGCAGCATCATTAGTACTTTCAGGTCTAACAGCAGTAACGCATACTGTATTAGCATAATATATTAAGCTATTGGTCTAGAATCCCTAGAGTAGCATTCCCCCCATTAATTTGGGGGGTTCACATTAAATTTTAAAGGAGAAAATATGGCTGATAAAAAGATAACAGCTCTTACAGCACTTGGTACTACAGATGTAGACCCAGCGGCTGATTTATTGCACATAATTGACTATAGTGCATCGCCCGTAAACAAAAAGATTACGATTGCGAATTTATTTGATCAAGTCAATACAAACACAAGCATTTACGGTAATTCTAAAACATTTGAAGTTGGTCAAGCCGCAGCTGCTAATTCACATATAAGAGTAGCCGTTGGAGCAAACGCTACAACTGATGGTGCAGTAACAATAAATGATGATGGTGTCGCATATGTTGATTTTGTAGTAAAATCACTTAGTTCAAATGGCGCAATCAAAGTTGATGCTGGAACTGATGATGTAACTATTAATAGCGATTCTCATGCTACCCTTGATTTCACAGTCAATGGTGACACTACAACTACCATTTATTCCGATGGTGGTCTTGATTGTGTTGGAATAGGAACAGCTACCGTTGATGGTACTGGAACACTAACAGTTGCAGCTGATGGAACTACAGGACATGGTATCCTCAATGCAGGAAATCTTGTAATGTCTGGTGCGCCAGGAGCAGTAGTTGCAGGCGGAGTAACTGGTACAAAAACAGCAATTCCTCTAACTACTTCAATTTCATATCTTTCAGCTGCATCTGCAACAAATGCAGATTATTTTACTTTGGCAGCAGGAGTAAATGGACAATTTAAAACTCTTATCTGCACAACAGGTACAGGAACGATTGATTGTATAATTACAGGACTTGGTACTGCTATTCATGGTGGAACTGCTAATAGTACAACGGCTGGTGCTGCAAATCCAGTACTTCATCTTGGTTATCAAGAAGCTGTCCTATTACAATTTTTAAATAGTGGATGGGCTATCGTTGGTGGTGGAATTCAAGCCGGTGTAGCTGCAACATAATATTAATTTTTATATAATGGAGAAATTATGGCTTTAGAAATTGAAGCGATTGAAGAAAGAAAAGTGGCCCTAGAGGGTGACTTAACTAAACTGAGGGATACTATCACTCAGTTAGATGCTAAAAGACAGGAGTTGGTCAATAACTTGAACGCACTTTCGGGTGCAGTTCAGCAATGTGACCAATTCTTAGTCGATATAGCAGAACAAGAAGAACCAAAAACCAAAAAGAAAAATGAAAACATTTAAAGAACATCTTTCTGAACATTCGGGAGCTTTTAAACGACAATGGATGGATCAAGATACAATGCCTTCAGCGGCACACGCTTTAGAAGCATTAAATTCTCTCATTGGGCAGATGGCAGAACAGGAATATTTGAATCCCCAAATTGGTATTGAAAAGTTACAATCTGGTTTGGGAAAATTAGGGTATCATTTTGAATCACCTACACTTGATGGTGGAGATGGAAATTATTCACTACCATTATCTTATGGATCTGGATCATTTGAAGTAAATAGAGATGAAAATCCCTATGGAGAATTCAAAGAGGGTGATGGAATTTCTGATCATATTCAAGGTGGAGTTTCATTATCAATCGATGTAATGGCTTCTGGTGATGGAAAATCACTTATGAACGCACAAATTGTTCGGAATACTGATAAAGAAAAAGCAACCCCTGTAGATAAAATTGCTGTAAAACCAGTTGCATAATCACATGATAAGGGATAATCCCCTATGTTTGAAAAATTGACCAAAGACAACATTATGATGTATGCCATTCAGCATTATCATAATCCGTCTTGTGAAGGTATGGGTGAATTTAATGATGATATGAAGCGATTTAAGTATATTAAAAGACTCTTTCGTAAATATAAAGATACTGGTATGCTTAAAGAACGCTTATTATTAAATCATATTATTGTTTTAAATAATTTATTTGGAGCAGAAGCTTCATCAACACTTTTATTCTTTAAAACAGAACAAGAATATTGGTCAGCATTAAAGTCATTTTTGGAATTTTTAAATATAATGCCTGAAAATGATTTATTAGAAGTTATAAGTGATACAACAATAGAACAAAAATTAATAGAACTATGAGCAGAGCTATAGACTTATTTGTAACTTATCGTTTTTTAAAACTATTAGTTACGCCTTGGAAAAAACAAGAAGCATATAAACAAGGAATTATAGATGCTAACGGTAAAGCTTTAAAAAAATCTAGAGATTTAACTAGGGAAGCTGAACGTGAATCGTTTACTCTTTTGCATAGATTAGTATTTAATTGCAAACGAATTATGAATAAAATTCCATTCGTGAGAAGTCAATTAGGTACTTATGCTACCGCATTGTTTCTACTTAAAGAACATTATAAAATAGAAGATTTACCAGAAGGAGAAGTTACCAAATATTTACTGGAAAATAAACTGATAGATTTAAATGATAATATATCAGAAGAAGTAATTGGATTTGGAAATATGCTTCCAGCTGGAGAATATAAACTCAAGGATCAAGTTACAGCAGATGATGATGAGATTGATGCTCAAAAAGGAGATGTTGTAACTGCACTTGAAGATACTCCACCTAGTGATAGGGTTTTAGGTGTAGATATTTTTCCAGTAATTCATCAAAAAAGTAATAAAAAAATATACGTTTCATTGGAGGATATAAATGATTGAAATAATCGTAGAAGAACAAATTGATGAAGCTTTATCACAAAAAGATGCATTAAAAATAGCTCTTGCAAAACATAAATTTAAGAGAGCGGGTGGAAAAACAGAAAAACAACCACCTTCTCCAGCTACAGGCTCAAATAAATATCGAGGTTGGAACATGGCTACTCCTAAAACTAAGGAGGATGAGAAAATGGCTAAAGATGTACAAGATTATAAAAAGAAAAAGAAATTGCAAAAGCATAACAGACTCAAGGCGTATGCTAAAAAAGAAGATGTAGAAGAAGAAATTATGAGTACATCATCAGCTGTAGATATGAATCCCACAGGAAAAACTAAGAAAAAAAGAAAGTGTGAAACCTTTAGTGTTTCAGACCAATGTTTTCATAAGTTCAAAAGTGGAAAAACAAAGTTTGAACGATGGTCTAGGTATCTAGATTTAACAGATGAAACACAAAAGAAAATTTATGATTGGGCTAGAAAACACCATAATGGTTCAATCATTCTTAAAAACTCTGTAACAGGTCAGGTCAGAGGAATTCGTTATAACCGCACAGGTGGTGGACAATGGGGAAAAATTACCAGACTAAAAGAACAAGTATTACAAACAAATCACGAATTCACAGTAAAATGACAGTAAAAGCAGATGTTGAAGTCCTCAAAACACAAATTGCAACAATTAAAAGTTCTTTCGATGGACACGTTACCCAAAATAGAGAAGATTTTAAAGAAGTACATTCAAGAATGAGCACTATGAAAAGAGAAATCTCTGATGAAATTAACTTGACTTTTGAGAAATTGTGTGATAAAATAGATATAAATGAAAAAGAAATAAATGGTTTAGAAAAATGGAAATGGACTATAGGTGGAGTATTAATAGCCATGACATTTCTAATGACCGCTTCCCAAACATTTGGTTTATTTAACTAGTATATAATAACAATTTAATTTACATTATGAGCTATATTGACCAGAAGTACATAAATTTATGTACCTCTAGGGTGGAGAAGTTTAAGAAGGTTAGAGATAACCTTTGGAACTTTCGTTGTCCAATCTGTGGAGATTCCCGAAAACAAAAAAATAAAGCCAGAGGATTCATATATCGCAAGAAGGCATCTTTTTTCTATAAGTGTCATAATTGTGGTATCGGGCTTACTTTCAACAATTTCCTCAAACAAATAGATCATGGACTTCATACTGAGTTTTTAGTAGAGAAGTACAAAGACGGTGAGACTCAAGGGAATACCCCTATTCCTGACAAATTCCCATTTACATTTAAAAAACCTAAGTTTGACAAATCCCTAAACAGGCATTTGAATAAATTAGTTAAGTTTAGTGATCTTGAAGATGGCCATCCGGCCATACAGTATCTAGAAAAAAGACAAATTCCCAAAAATCATTGGGACAAATTATACTTCTCAGAGAAATTTTATGAGTGGTCACACACAATATTTCCTGAAAAATTTAAGAGTATAAATATAGATTATCCACGACTTGTTATCCCTTTTTTCGACAAGTCAGGAGAAATCTTTGCTTATCAAGGAAGAGCATTTGGTAACGAAGAACCTAGATATATCACCTTAAAAATTGTTTTAGAAAAAGAGAAGATTTATGGACTTGAACGTATTGATTTTGATTCTCATACATACGTTGTTGAAGGCCCATTAGATTCTCTCTTTATAGACAACTGTTTAGCAGTTGCCGGCGCTGATTTGAACTTATTGGAGTTAAGTCCAGAATCAACCACTACAATATACGATAACGAGCCACGCAATGAACATACTGTTGAGCGTATGTTTAAATCTGTGGACAAAAATTATAATGTAGTAATTTGGCCACCTGAATTAAAAAGTAAAGACATCAATGATATGGTTCTGTCAGGAATGAAGAATATTAAAGAGTTTATCGATGTACATACATATCATGGACTAGAAGCATACCTCAAAATTAACCAATGGAAGAAAATATGAATCCTCAATTACAGACTGTAAGACAAACTCAGACATACACACAACATGAACAAATCATCACAACTAAGAAAGTTCCAGAACCAATCCCCCACCAAAATCCATTTCAAAATGAACTAAGTAAATTTGTATACTATAGAACATATTCACGCTGGGATGACAGTAAGATGCGTAGAGAATCGTGGGATGAAACAGTTGCACGAGCTGTAGTGTTTTTGAAAAAGGTTAGTAAGAATAAATTAAAGAAATCAGATTATGAATTGATACATCAGTACATTCTTGAGATGAAAGTAATGCCTTCAATGAGGCTATTATGGACAGCTGGAAAACCAGCAGAACTCAACAATGTTGCAATTTATAATTGCTCAACAGTTCCAGTTGATTCTTTACATTCTTTTGCAGAGGTATATTTCTTGTTGATGAGTGGTGCAGGAGTTGGTGTGGATGTTTCTAAACGATATATTGAAAAGATTCCTAAAGTAAAGAAATTGAATGGTGATGGGAAAAAGATTGTGTTTGAGGATTCCAAAGAAGGATGGGCAATGGGAACATTAGCAGTCTGCACGGCCATGTGGGAAGGATACGATGTTGAATGGGATTTGTCAAAACTAAGACCACAAGGTGCTAGACTCAAAACTTTTGGTGGTAGGTCATCTGGGCCTGGGCCTCTTGATGAGACTTTACATTTCATCAAACACATAGTAGAAGCACATCGTGACAGGAAACTAAGTTCCATCAATGCATTTGATATTATTACTAAAATTGCAAATTCAGTAGTCGTAGGTGGAGTCAGAAGGTCATCGATAATTACCCTCTCAGACCTCTACGATAGTGGAATGAGAAATGCCAAACAGGGTCAATTTTGGGTGACAAATGCACACCGAGCCATGAGTAACAATAGTGCAATTTATGATGTTAAACCTAACTCTATAGATTTCATGAAAGAGTGGTTGGCACTTGCAGAAAGTGGTACTGGAGAGCGTGGAATTTTCAACCGATATTCAATCAATAGTTTGATTCCAAAACGCCGGCGTAAAAGACAAGATTGGACAACTAACCCCTGTGGTGAAATAATATTGCGTCCTAGAGGGTTCTGCAACCTCACAGAAGTAGTTATACGGGCCGAAGACACCCTTGAGACTTTAATGGAAAAGATAAAGGTAGCGACTATGATTGGAACAATACAATCTACATTAACGGATTTTAATCTTTTAGAAGAACTTCATGATGATTGGAAAAAGAATGCTGAGGAGGAAAGACTCTTAGGTGTATCCATGACAGGACAAATGGACAATCCAGATATTTTGACACCAGAGAATTTACAAGCATTGAGAGATTTTTCAATAGGAGTGAATGTAGAAACAGCCGGGAGATTAAAAATAAACAGGTCAGTAGCTATTACTACTACAAAACCTAGTGGAACAGTTTCAACATTAGTAAATTCTGCATCGGGGTTTCATCCACGATATGCTCCTTATTATATACGAAGAGTAAGAATTTCTGCTACTGATCCATTGTACAGAATGATGAGGGATCAAGGAGTAAAATTCTATCCAGAGGTAGGACAACCAGAAGAAACAGCTCAAACATGGGTAGTTGAATTTCCAGTAAAAGCACCAGAAGGTTCTGTACTGGTAAGAGATGTTGATGCAATTTCTCAACTAAAACAATGGTTAAAAATAAAACATAACTATACTGAACATACAGTATCAGCAACAATTTATGTCAAGCCTGATGAATGGTTTGAAGTTGGTAATTTTGTATATGAAAATTTCGATGATCTAGTGGGAGTGAGTTTCCTACCTAAAGATGACCACATCTATCAGCTTGCCCCTTACGAAGAAATCGATGAAAAGACTTATGATACTTTGCTTGCAGATTTCCCAAAAATTGACTATTCCAAACTCACTAAATACGAGACAGAGGATAATACTACAGGAGCGCAAACGGTTGCGTGTTCTGGTGACAGCTGTGAAATCATTTAATAATAAGCATTATGGTAGAGGAAGTAGAAATAGAGTGTAAGGATTGCAATGCAACATTTAACTTACAGCATAATTTAAGTTTATCAAGATACGAAATAGGATTTTGTACCTTCTGTGGTGGAGAAGATATTGAAATAGAAGAGGGTTTTGAAGAAGATAATGAGGAAGATTATTATTAACCTAAATATTCCCATGTGGAGTATTTATGAGTTACGAAAACCCTTGGCTATATAATGATAAAGTTTTTGAAAGTGAAGATATAAAAGACTATTACGGATTTTGCTATCTATTGACTGACCTTGAAAATGGTAAGCAATATATTGGAAGAAAGTACTTTTATTCCATTAGGAAGAAAAAAGGAATACGGAAAAAGGTAAAGTCAGAAAGCGATTGGAAATCCTATTACAGTTCATCTAAAAAAGTTAAACTAATAGTGCTAGAATCTGGCCATAATAGATTCAAGAGAGAAATATTATCTCTTTATATAAAAAAAGGTCAAGTGAATTATAATGAAACAAAATTGTTATTTCAACATAATGTTTTAGAAGCCAGAGATGAAAAAGGCGAAAAATTATATTACAATGATAATATAATGAATAGATATTTTTCAACAATCATGGAATAAAAGACTTGACATTTGAGATTCATAATGGTATAATACAAGGTATATAAAGTGAATAAAAGACTTACAAAGTTAAAAAGTCTTATTGATAATGGTTCAGCACCAACCATTTTAGAGGTTAGAACAAATTCTAGGGAATATTCCTATGAAGATGTTATAGCTCTAGATTATGGATTTGCTCAAGACCTGTATATGGGTAGTGAACAATTTGAAAAATGGTTTACCTATACTGGGCCACAACCTATAAAACTCAATGATCTTATTTTACAACCAAATGAGATGATTGAAATTTTACTTGATTATTATGGAATATAATGAGAAAACAACTAACTGAAAAGCGAAAACAAGAGCTTCGTGACCAACTATCCAAAGCACGAAGTAAGAGAACCCCAGCAGAGTACAAGAACATACATCCAAAGGTATTAGAAATACCAGATGATGACCCCCTATCGTTGAAATCGATTAAGAAAGCGATTAAACATAGTAAGGATAGGGCCTCTGCATATTCTGTCAACTCTCATAGGAGAGGCGCAACCCCCAAACAAGCAATTACAGATAGTATCAATTCTGATAATACCAAAGCCTATATTCGGTTCATGGAACATTATCTCAGGACAGGGGATTGGATTTCTGATTTTATGGGAGATAATGAAGAAAAGAAAACTCAATGGAAATGTGTCGCAATGGCTTATCATGCAGATGGTACACCAAAACGATCTAAGGGTGTTTTCTATCCAGACATCAATATGGTGTGGGGAGAGGTTGTATGATACTAATTGATTTAAGTCAGATAATGGTGGCATCTACAATGATGTCAATGGGAAAAGACCAATCAGAAGTTGATGTTAATATGGTTCGACACATGGTTCTGAACAGTCTCAGAATGTATCGGTCAAAATATCATAATGAATATGGTGAGTTGGTCTTATGCTGTGATGGTAAACATTCATGGAGGCGTGACCATTTCCCACAATATAAAGCTTCTAGGAAAACTAGTAGGGATGCTGATAAGAGAGATTGGACACAAATATTTGGATGTCTTGATACTATCAAATCTGAACTTGAAGAGTTTTTCCCCTACAAATATATTCAGATTGATGAGTCAGAAGCAGATGATATTATTGGTGTGCTTGCTAGAACTGCTACAGAAAAAGTAATGATTATTTCTGGTGATAAGGATTTCATACAGCTACAGTCGCATAAAAATGTGAAACAGTACAGCCCTATTACTAAAAAGTTAATAACAAACAGTCATCCAGAAAAATACTTGAAGGAACATATTTTGCGAGGTGACTCATCAGATGGTGTTCCTAATTTCTTATCAGCAGATAATTGTATGGTGGATAAAATACGACAAACACCAATATCAAAGAAAAAAGTAGAACTATGGGTAGACCAAAATCCAGAAGATTTTTGTAATGAGGAGCAGTTAAGAAACTATCATAGAAATATGAAACTGATTGATTTACAATATACACCATCAAACATTGTTGACCAAGTTGGAAAACAATATGATGAAATTCCGAAAGGGAAACGAAGTGAACTTTTGAATTATTTTATCGAAAGGAAACTTAATAATTTAATACAAGATATAGGAGAATTTTAATATGGCACAACAACCAGTAGAATTTGATAGTAATAGTGATGGATCTGTAAGTGCATATCCAGAAAAACCTAAACCATCAATTAAAGTTAGAGAATTACTTTTTAGTGAAATTTTGTCTAAAGTTCATGGTGCAAAAACAAAAGCACAAAAAGTAAAGATTTTACAAGAAGAAGATTGTCAGGCCTTGCGACAAATTTGTCAATGGTCTTTTAACCCCATAATTGAATCAGAATTACCATCTGGAACACCACCATATATAGAAAATGACGCTCCAGAAGGTACTGAACATATGTTGTTAAGAACTGAAGGTAATACACTTTGGCATTATGTTAAAACTAATGGTAAGAGTGCAGATCCAAATCTTCAGAGTACAGTTAGAGAACGTATGTTTATTAGACTGTTAGAAGGATTACACAAAGATGAAGCTGAACTTTTATGTGCAGTAAAGGAAAAAAGACTACATCAAAAATATAAGGGATTATCATCACAGGTCGTATCAGAGGCATTTAAGTGGAATGAGGACTTCCAAGAGTATAAATAATAGTACAATCTTCTCATAGGGAGTCTATAGATATGCAAATCCGAAACGGAATGAGTGTAAAAGATGGACTATCTTCTTATCACTCTTAATTCCCCATTTATATTCTAAAAAAAGTTTAACCGTTTAACGATCTGCGGTTGCTAATATTTTATGGAATTCTTGTACCTAAAAAAGATTGAAGATCATATTAAATAAAGTAATATGAAAAAACTGTTCACAGCAGTTGTTTTATTTTTTCTATTTGTACTTCCTTTAGGAAGTTCTCAAAGCAAATTATATAATGAGAAAAACGTATGGAAATATCAAACATTCCAATCCGTGATAGGTGATAGAAAAAAACAACTAACGTGTCTTGCAAAGAACATATATTTTGAAGCTAGAAACGAACCATTTGCAGGACAATTTGCAGTAGCTCTGGTAACTCTAAATAGAGTTAGTGATGCTGCATTTCCTAATACAATATGTAAAGTTGTATATCAAGGAATACATACCGCTGATGGATTTCCAAAACGAAATAGATGCCAATTCAGTTGGTATTGTGATGGTAATTCAGATGAAGTACAAAACCCAAAGTCTTTTGAAAAAACTCAAAAGATAGCAAGACTTGCAATGCTCCAGTATAGTAAACTAAAATTAGAAGGATTAGATTATACTGAGGGAGCAAGATTTTATCATACTTATCAAATTTCTCCACGTTGGTCAAAAACTTTTCCAGTCGTAGGTAGAATTGGAGATCATATATTTTATAGATAGTAATGGATACTACTAAAAGACTTGAAAACATAACACAAGAGTGTGTTCATAGTTGGCCCAAGAATAAATTATATTCTGAGTTTTCTAACATAACAGATATTTTGCATTGGGTAGAAACCCATGAAAATTTATCTGCATCGGGAAAACAATTTATGGGTGACTTAGAACACAGCCTGGTGAAACTTTTTGCGACAAAATATAATGCCGACATATCAATATAAATGTAATAAATGTGACTTTGAATTAGAAGAAGTTTTTAAAGTAGCAGATAGAAATCTTCCTGTGGAAAATCCACAAAGATATGGAAGCTGCTCAGATGAAAATAATGACAGTTGTGACCTACAGTTAGTGCCACAATTACCTAGTTTGCAATATACTATGAGAGATAGTGCAGCTAGACACACCGATGATGGTTTTAAAGACCGTATGAAAGAGATTCATAGAACGAATCCTGGCAGTCAGCTAGGAGATTGGACATAATTATGAAAACACATTTTATAAATCATGATCAGTTAGTTGAAATGAAGGGGGTTACTAAAAACCAACTTGAAGTTTTTAAGCAATATGCAGCTGGAAAGAATCTTTTCCTATATGGGCCTGCGGGCACAGGAAAGACTTTTGTTATTCTGTATAATGCAATCAAGGAAGTTCTTGACCCTAGTACAAATTATAGCTGTATCTACATAGTAAGGTCTTTAATGCCTACTAGAAGTCTTGCATTTATGCCAGGCGATGAACAAGATAAAAGTTCTTTATACCAAGTTCCGTATGATAATATGCTACGGCTCATGTTTAAACTTTCCGCTGAGGAACAGTTTGAAATAATGTATGATGAATTAAAAAAACAAGGAAATGTAGCATTTCTATCCACATCCTTCTTACGAGGGATTACCCTAGATAATGCTATAGTTCTTGTAGATGAATGTCAAAATCTAAACTTCCACGAATTGGATACCATTATGACCAGAGTTGGTCAGGGATCTAAGATTATGTTCTCAGGAGATTTTGATCAAACAGACCTAAGAGAAGATGCTGAAAAGGCTGGATTAGGTCAGTTCTTAAAAATTATCAACGAAATGAAAGAATTCTATTCATGTGAGTTTGATATAGGTGATATAGTAAGAAGCGGATTAGTTCGTTCATATATCATTCAAAAATATAATACTGGATTAGGAGATAGAAAATAATGTTACCATTACTATTATTTAATGTTATTTCTGGACTTGTCATGGACAAAGCTCAGAGTTTAGCAAAAGATCATGTAGAACAAATGATAAGTGACATTCTGCCAGATGATGCTAAGGCTGAATTGGATGAAATTATTGCATCTAATCCCGAACACACATTTGAGAGTGCAGCAGATGCACTACAAGGTGCTGTGGAAGGAAAACTACCAATATCCCTTGCAGATGGACAACTAAAACCTATTGAAATGACTTTCAAGGTTACGTTTGATCCAAATACAAGTAAAGTGGATGTTGTACAAGATAATGGTGAAGTGCATGGCATCTGAACCAATAAGAATATCAAAGAACTTTTCTTTAGCAGAGATGGTAAAGAGTGCAACAGCAGAAAGACTAGGTGTAGATAATTCACCTAGTTCCGTACACCTAGTGAATCTAACACATCTTGCAATTCATATCTTGCAACCAGTTAGAGAAAAGTTTGGTGTTATTACAATTAACTCTGGATATAGAAGCCCTGCATTAAATGCAAAAGTGGGTGGATCTAAAACCAGCCAACATTGTAATGGTCAGGCTGGAGACTTTGAATCTTTTTCGACACCGAATCCTGACCTTGCGTTATGGATTACTAAGAATTTAGATTTTGACCAAATCATCTTAGAGTTCTACGATGGAGTTGACCCGAATAGTGGTTGGGTTCATTGTAGCTACAATTTGATGGGCAATCGTAGGAAAATACTTACTGCACTTAAAACTAAAAATGGTGTGGTTTATAAAAATGGATTTGTAAGTAAATAATGATATTATGATATTGAAAAATTATGATAGGAAACTCATATCTGAGTTACCTAAACTTGTGAGAACAAATGTTGGTGGTAAAAGACATTACGAAACACCAAACGGCTCATATCCTTCTATTACAACCGTATTATCAATACGAGATAAAGGAGGAATATATGCTTGGAGAAAGCGTGTAGGTAATGAAGAAGCTAATAGGATAACGAAAAAAGCAACCACTAGAGGTACGCACTTTCATAGTCTATTAGAACAATACTTTTTAGGTGAGATAGATGATTTCGACACCTTTAGTGGTGCTGCCCTTGCTAAAAACCCTGCCGTATGGTATCTGTTTTTACAAGCGGTACAAGTATTAGAAACGAAAATAAATAATATCTACTGTATTGAGGATTATCTGTATTCAGATGAATATAAGATAGCTGGTGCAGTAGATATGATTGCAGAATATGATGGAGTAGTATCCGTTATAGATTTTAAGACTTCCAATTCTGAGAAGAAAGAGG